CCCTCGGCGGGTGTTTGCGCGCCGCCAAAGAGGCTCGAGATGCCGCCGGCAATGTTGCTCAGACCGGTGGCCTGCCCCGCGCTCGAGGCGAGTTGCCCGAGCCCGCTTGCCATGTCGCCCATTAGGCCGCCCTCCGGCGCCGGCGCTTCGCATCGTGACGGCGGCACGCATCGCGGCGGCACGTACGGCAGCCGCGCCCCGTGGGACGTTCGTAGAGATTTCCACCCCGTAGCTCATGACCATGAACGCAATGTGTCTTCCCGGCGTTCAGGGCGGTAACCGTCATGCCTCGTAGTGTATTCTCTCGTGCGGTGACAAGTTCAAGATGTCGCGGATTGCAGCATTGGCGCACACGGCAGCGATGATCGATTTGGAGCACGCGGCGATGCGGCAGCGGACCAATAAGGAAATGACAGGCGAGGCGATGGGCGCGTGCGTGTTTTCCATTGCAACGCGCTTCGCCATAGCCATCGGCGGCGACGTGTCCTTTCCAAAGCCAGCATCCATCCACACCGGCCGATCGATCGATGCGTGACCAGAAGCGTCGCAGCCATCTTTGCTCGTAGGCTGCTGCTAGCTCCGCATCCATCAAAGTATCTGGCTGCCTTTCGAGGATGGCGTAGCGATCGGCCGAGTTGCTTCGAGCATCTGGAGTCCCGGCGAGACACCTCCCGTGAGAATATTCAGGAGGCTTCCGGTAGCCTGCATTGGGAGGTTGAATTGTTGCATCAAAGTTTGCCCGAGCCGGTCGATGGCGTCGGCCTGCATACCCGCCATCTGCGGCCCGAGCATGCCGATCTGTGCGCCTCCCTGCGCCGCTTGCTGCACGCCGAGGCCGCCCTGTTGCAGCGCCTGCACGAACGGGAGAATACTCCCGGCGATACCGGCCTGCCCCTGCGCCGCCTGCTGCACACCTTGCGACGCCCCCTCGAGCCCGGTGATTCCTTGCTGGGTAATATTCCCGAGGTTGGAGGTCGCACCCGTCAAACCCTGAAGGGCCGCTTGCCGGTTGGCCGCTTGCTGCTGCCCGAATTGATTGGCGAGGTCGGTCATTGCCTCGTATTGCGCTTGCTGGCCGGCCCCGCCACCGGCAAGCCCGCGGGCCGCGGCGCCGGCACCAACCGATTGCATGACGCGTCGGGCCGCTTGCTGGTAGAGATCTTCGCCCTGAATAGGCGACGCCATCTGATTGGCGAAGCGTTGCGCGAGATTCACGCCCCCTTGTGCCGCTTGCTGCGCCGGGCCGCCGACCGCTCCCTGTGCCGCCGTCAACGCTTGCTGCGCGGCCGTCATGCCCTGTTGGCCGGCCTGGTTGAGCCCCGGCATGAGCCCCTGCATGTAGCTATAGGCATTCTGCGCGCCGCCTAATCCCTGCTCGGAAGCCTGCAACCCTTGCTGCGCCGCTTGCGTCCATTGCGGCATCTGCGCCTGCGCGGCGGCGATCGACTGTTGCAACGCCTGATTTGCTTGCTGGCCTTGCTGAGACACTTGCTGCCCGACTTGTTGCGCGCCGCCGATCACACCCGGGGCATACTGCTGAATTTGCCGGATCGCCGACGCGAGCGGCCCGGTATCCTTCCCGCTTGCGATATCGGCTTGGAGGCGTTGCGCTTGTCTGCCCGCGCCCAATCCCAACCCCGTGAGAAGCGGCGAGAGCTGTTGACGGGAGATTCGGCCCGCCATTGCCGTTGGGAGACTCCCGTACGGCGAGCTGATCGACGTGCTCGATTCGTTCTTGCCAAAGTAGCGGAGCCGCTCGGTATCGGGTGGCCGGTGGTAGCGTCGGGAATCGTGCAGCATCATCGCTCCGCCACGTCACGCTCGAGCGCGTCAACGCCCCGCATGATGCAGAGCGCCGTCGTCGCCCATCCGCGCGCCGCCCATTGCGCGTCGCCGGGCACCGTGCGCCCCTCGATCACGCCAATCCCGTAGCGCCGGCAATAGGGAATCAAGCCCTCTCGAAAGAGAGCCCGTGATATTCCGGTGTTGCGGTGCTCCGGGGTAACATATAGCCACTCAACGAAGAACGCCGCCGGTGGCTCGCCAACCGACCTAGACCACACCTCGCCCGCCAGAAAGCCCCGCACGTCTCGGTCGGTGGCGAGCCACACGTTGCATGCCGGATCGTCTTGTAGGCGCCTATCCCATTCGGCGGCATAGTGCATCGCCGCCGCATGCGCGTCGTGTTTCGGATACGCGTCGGGATAGCGCGCCTCGTGCTCGCGGATGAGCGCTTCCAGCATCTGCGCCAGCACGCGGATATCGGTCGGGAGCGCCGGGCGAACCACGCGGCTCATGGCGGCGGCTCCTCGGGCGGAAGCGGCACCTTGCGCGGTCGCCCCCGCGGCCGCCCCGTCGGCTTGTAGGGGCGACGCTTCCGCGGCGCGTGCCCGTTGCCATTGGCCGCCGCCTCGAACGGGGGCGTTATCTCGGGCTCGGGCACCGCGAGCGCGGGCGCCGGCTCGAGCGCCGGAGCCGCTACCGGGGGCTTATCCTGCGCCCCGGCGTAGACCGCCTCGAGCGGCAAGACGAAATGCACGAGGTAGGGATACCAGCCGCGGCGTGCCCATTGGTCGTCGCCCGTGAGCGATGCGAGCTCGACGTGCGTGATACCGAGCTGGGCAAGATCCTCGCACGCCAACCGGACAAGCGCGCGGGCAACACCCTGCCCGCGACCCCCCGGGGCCACATAGAGCCAATGGGCGGCCCCAAACCGCGTCGGGTAACCTAAAACACGCTCCGAGACTTCGCCGCCCAAAAAGCCGAGGAGCTGGTGCGTGTCCTCTTCGAGCGCGACATAGAGCAAGAGCCGCGGGTCGGTGCCGATCCGGCCGGCAAGGTGCACCGTAAAATCGTCGAGTGTCGTCGCGTCGTGCTCCGGGTACGGCACGATGCGCTTGGCTTCCAGCTCGCCGACGAGGTGCGCAAAGGCGACCCGGATGGCCGGGAGGTCGGCAAAGATGGCACGACGCACAATCACGCCAGCTCTCCGATAAGCAGGAAACCGCTTTGCAGCGTATTCGTCCCGACGACTTGGCCCGTGAGCGCGCACGTCGCTTTCAGACGGTGCGCGCCCGCGGTATCATTCGAGCCCGTCGCCGCCATGGCGAGCGAGAATGGCACGGTGGCAAAGCTACTTGCCACGGAAAGCCCCGTGCCGGGTATTGCACCGGTCGCGGCAGGATTCCCGTCCACGGCGCCAGGGTTGCCGTCTTTTAGTATCCGACCGGAAAGCCCGACCGCGGGGGTGCTAGCACTAATCGTCATGACCCCTTGGAGCACGCAGAGACTAATCCACGAGCCTCCCCGGGACGTCCAGACTGCCTCCACAACAACCTGCTCCGTCAACGTGGGACTGCGCGGTGACACGGCTTGCACGACGATGGATTGCGCGGCCGCTCCAACCGCGAGCATGGCACGGCTGACACTCACATCCGCAAGCGTGCAATACGTTTTCCCGTCGGCCCCGCTGATGTAAAAAAGGCGGGTGAACGCCGTCCCGGGCGGCGGCGCGCGCCAGATTTCCGTATTGTCGTTGGCGTAGTCTTGCCGCAAGTACCATGACGGTTTGCTCTGATCGAAGAAGTAGAGCCCCGGCAAATTGGCCTGGTAATCAACGCTCGCCTGCCCCGCACCAATCCCCACGCGCGGATTGACGTGAATGCTGCCGCCCATGATCGTGCTGAGCGACGGGCTCGGATAGGTACCCGTCAAATCGCCGCCCGCCGTCGTGACGTTCGGGGCGAGCTTTGCGAGCGTGACTTGCTGCGCGCCGATATCAACCGTTTGAATGCCGCCGTCCTGTAGCTCCCGCGTACCGACGGCACCGGGGGCAAGCATGTTGCCCGTAATGACGCCCGACTGAATATTCGAGCCGTCCACGCCCTGATTCCATGCCGAGTAAATGAGGTCGAGGTCGGCGTCCATTTCCGACGCGAGGATCTTTGTATAGCCGGCAGCGACTTTCCCCTGATACGTGGTGGCGTTGCCCTGCTTGGTGGGGCGTTGAATCTGTGCCATTTACCGCGTCTCTCTCGCCGACGGCTGCACGCGCAGCTCGAAATCTCGAAGGTCAATCCCGACCGGATCGGTATGCGTGAGCGATACCTGAAACGCGCGGGCGCGTAGCTCGGGCACCGTCACCTCGAGCTCCTCCAAGTCGAGCCCGGATACCAACCAATTATCGACGTTCCAATCAGCTAGGTTCCAGTTGGCTCCGGGCGGCACCTGAAACGCGAGCAGACCCGTCGTCGAAAGCGCCTGATCGCCCGAGATTTGCACCGTGACCGACGTATTGGCGTCGACGCGTGCCACCATGCGGGCACGCTTGGCAAGCTTCGGCACGAGCGGCGTCCCATCATCGAGATAGGCCGTCGTCGCTTGCGAGACGATCGGCACCGGCGGCGAGCCGTCCTCGACATATGCGCCCGCTTGGTCGAGCAAGAGAATCTGCCCGGCACCGAGCGCCGCCCATTGCCGGTCGTCCTCGCTCGGGTGATTCTGCCATCGCGTGCTCGCGGTATACGCGGGCGTCGTATGCGGCCCCCACCACGACGGCGGGTCGCCGAGCCCGTGGCGCAAATCGAGCCACCATTGAATCGACGGAAACGCGGCCCCCGGGGGCGCAATGGCGAGCTTGTAAAAGCCGCGATGGAATACGGCCCACGACTTCCCGCGGGCGTCGGCGGGAATGCCCCGGATCGCCGTCTCGATGGGCCAGCCGATATCTTTCGGCTCTGTCGTCGACGGCGTAACCAGATAGACGCTGCGCTTGCCGCAAAAGACGACCCCAACCGTTGTCGGGCATATGGTGCGGTCGCTCGGGCACCCAATCTCCCCGGAAAGCTGCGCCAGACTCGAGCTCGGATCGTCGCTCGAGAGATCGCCTTGCCACATCCACGTCGTGACGGCGGTGAAAATGGCGAGCGGCGCCGTCGGCACCGCAACCGCCGACGAGAGCGGGACGACGGCAAGCCCGGTTACCGTGTCGCCCAAGTCACGCGTCAACGCCGTCGCGGGATAGAATACCCCCTGATCGCGGGCGGCTTGCTCGAGCCCCGGCACGAGCACCGCCGACGCCCACACGCGGTTCCCCTCGACCCCGGGGCCGCCGGCGCCGTAGAGGCACCCGCGGTGCGCGACCAGATGCGAGCCGCGGCGTTGCACGGTTGACGGGATCGGAACGACCGTAGTGTCTACCGTCGGGTCGTCGTACAACGCGAAAACGGCGGGCGTGTTGACGGCAACGCCGTTCGGCGTCTGATC